CGGGGGGGCTTAACTTTTTGCGTTCCGCATTACATCTTTTGATCCGGAGAAGTTCCGCCGTTATGCGTATGGCCGTTGTAGATACTGCGCATGCCGGTCATGGAGTAGTCGCCTCCTTTATCTTTGATATCTCCTTTGGCTACGATATTGCCTCCGACCTCAAGATCGCCCGTGCACTTTGTCAAAGGAGCATCTACTGTCACCGAGGCCGATGTTTTTACCGTTACCGGACTGGAGACACCTTCTACCCTGATTCCGTTTCGGGAGAGATAGACTTTCCTCCCCAAGTCATCAAAAACACAAACTTCTCCGTCCTTCAAATCAGTGGGACGGTAACGACGATCGGCAACAACCACCGCCAGAGTCTGATCCCGGTCTCCGCCCAAAGCCAGCCCAATTGCCTCAGCTCCGACATGAGGCTCAGAAGTAAAACCGTAAGGTTCGAAGTGTTCCACCGATTCTCTGATGTCGCCACCGAGAAGCTGAACCTGCAGCGTTCGAAGTCTTCGGGCTCCGTTCTTGGCCGAGACCGTCGCTCTGTTGATTAGATCTTTAAGATTCATTTTCTTTAGGCAAAAATAAACCCGCCGAATTTGGGCGGGCGTGTGAGTTTTTTGACTCAATGTACTTTTCGTGGAACTCCGGAGAGAATGTCTCTGATTGCCTCTTCTCGTGTAGCCACGCGGTCTTGATACATCCGAGCAGTAATTTCATTCTCCAGAGCTTCTTTGAAGATCTTTTCGTCCATCTTGCGCTTTTGCTCGGGACTGACGTATACCATCCCTTTCATATCTTCTTCAGTAACATGAAGTGCTGGGTCTTTGTAATTCGGGTCGAAGACCCAGTCTTGCTGTCCTTTTTCATTAATGAAATAACGCACATCAGCTGACGCACTGTTCGCGACTGTCAGTAAGAAAAATACGAGCAACAACCGAATCGGCATGTCAACCTCCGAGAGATACTTCAAATTTTACCAGAGTTGATCTTTATTTCCGACAGGTTTGATGTGTCCCCGATAACCTTACTGTCCTTCTCTTCCAGCAATCGAAATGTTTGAGGTGAGACGCACGTGAGCTCGACAGTAGATCCTGCAGACGACAGACTGTATCCAATTCTGCTAATCAATAACGGTGTATTTTTTATTTCCAGTAAAGAATCGGAAATACTAACCTTGGTATTAACCTTCCACAGCTCGCCGTTACTCTGCCGCCAGCCTTGAACTTTGTAGTTCAATGTATCGGACTCTCCTGCCTTCACATCTTTGATAATTCCCGCTTTTTTCTGAAGAATTTCTGTTGATGCATTACCAGATTCTTGTTTAACCAACCATCTGGGACGTCTGACTCCCGAGTCCCGAGCCGTCGCTGTAAGATGGTTTGCCGATACCGGAAGTTCACTTGTAGGATTAGCTGCCTGTCCCAATGTTACGTAGTCGCTGAATCGCTTAGAGACATCCTGAGTTCGTTTGCCTTCAAGAATATTCTTCCCAAGTTCCAATATGTCGTGGGCGATGCCTCCCGAGCCGGCTTGGGCGATGACCAAGTTGCCTGCCTCGTCATCCGTAAGCAAAATTCCGTTTTTCTGAAGATATCGAGTAATGGCAGAACCAACGGTTTCCGTCGGAGAAAACTCGAGATTTCTCCTGTCTACCGACTTCACTTGATCCACAACGCCGATTCCAAACGGTTTGCAGACTGCCTTTAAATTCTGCTCATGCGTCTGATTCTTGTAGGAGTTCGCCATCCCGTGGGGCATGCAGCAGTCCTGCAGGTCAACCGTCTTACTGGCGCCTGAAATCGTAACGCTGATTCCTGAGGCCGAATAACTGACTTCTCGTTTGGTAACGTAACCGGTCAAGATCGGCTCGCCGTCGATAAAAACCTGCACTTCATCCTGAGGCTGAATGCCTATCGTTAGATCTTCTTTGCTTCTGGTTGACCTAACCGAGAAGGTTCTGGCCAGACTTTGAAGCGTACAGGCAATACTCACATCCAGCCAGTTCTCGTATTTTCTGCCGTTGACAAAAAGAGTTACGGTGTTATTTAATTTGGATTTGTTTTGCATATAAATAAAAAGATGATTGAACCGCCAATTCCTCCGGACGAACTTGTTGAATCCTTTGACAGATCAAGCGAGAAACATAAGAAGCGCATGGAGTTCAGTGCCAAAATGATGGACTATGTCATAAATGGAAATCGTCAAGAGCTGCTTGCAGGCATTGATGCCATTCGCAAAGATTTTCAAGAAAACACTCGTCAGATCGCCGAAGAGTTAAGTAAATCATCCTCACGAACCGCATGGAAAATAGCTATCTTCAGTTTATTCGGAGGCTTTCTGCTAGGCCTTTTTGCCCAAGACTTTAAGGCAATCGTATTCCAAGCGTGTAAAACACTAGCCAATGCAATACAGCCCGTAAAAGAGGCTCCCAAAACATTACCGCCGGCGCTCCAACCAAAAGAAAAAGCAGAAACGCCGAAATCTGAATAACGATCCAATTATTCCAATTAATTTTCATAGCTTATTTCTCATCCGTTTACTCTTACAGCAGCCTTTAGAACCTCAAATATCAGCTCTAAGGTAATCGGAAGCGCTCGCTCTTTCGCGGTGTCTTTGACTTTTGCCCAGATACCTTGATTTCTAAGAGCGTCCAACGTATCCTGCCCTTTCATAGTTAAGCGGGGGAACAAACCGGTCAAGGTAAATGCCGTGCGATTCAATATATTTATTTCGCATCCGGCTATCATCCCGGAATCTTCCATCAGCAGCAATTGAGCTAAGACCATGGCTTTGAAATGATCGGATTCTTTTTTCCGCTCTTGCCATTGTTCTTCAGACTCATCCAATCTTCTCTCAACTTTTTCTGCCATCAGCCCCGACAGATACTCTTTAATGGTTTCATCTTCGAATTTCTGCAGGAGCTGTTTTATTAACATCCAATCACGCTTCATCTTTGACTCACTCATTCAATAACTTCAACGGTATTGACGGCACAAAACCTGAGTGCCGTATCTTATTTCTTCCGACGATCTCTAATTCGCGGGTCGAGTCTCCGTAATAGTCATAGGCCAGCACCAATGCCGGAGTAACAGCCGATGGCGTAAACGTTACAAGTCGAGCCTGATTTTCAGCTCGCTGCGTTATCGCCTCATACACTGAAGAATGCGCCTGACTTAATGCCTCAAAGACCGAATCGTTTTGAGTTTTAAACATCTCTGCGTCAATCGCTTCCAGGATGTTGTCCCTCACCTGAATTAAATCGTCGTACGGGGCAGTTTGAACCACGGCTGAAGCATCTACCCGATCATTTTCCGAACCAACTTCTGAAGCAGCCAAAACCGCGTTTGATAATGCCGCCTGCCGTACCAAGGTTTGGACTGCTGCATCGGCATTCTCGATCCTCTCGCTTGTCGTTCTCGAAGCCACGGCCGTCGGTTTGGAGCTGTTCAGCGAATTTTCTTTCGTGAGCTGGCTGAATCGGTTAGCCACATTGCTCCAAGCGCATATCGTTGAAGCAAAGCCCTGCAGGCCCAGCGTATCTAAAACTCTTTGTCCCAAAGATTGCGGTGCTCCGCTCACCAAGGTAATCGCATCATTGGCCAAATCGGCCAGGTCATCAGCGAGATCAAAAGCCTGATAAATTCGAGACAGCGAGTCTTCCGAGAAGAGCTTGGCAAAGTCTTCTCCCACCGTCTTTTTCACGAAATCCTGGCACCCGGAGATATCAAATTTTTTAATAAACTCGTCAAAATTTGCGTTCGTCAGTGCTGAGGCCGCTTTTAAACACCGTCCCCCGGCATCCACTATCGAGTTCGGAAACTCTAATTTCCCGCTTTCAACAAAAGAGAGTGTGACGGTGGAAAGTCGGTTTGACTCAAAACGCGGAGAAGTGAGATCAACTGCCACTACCTCCATGGTGCCGAGCCACGGATGGATAAGCCTTCCTGCTCCCTGTTTTTCGCATGCCGCTATCAACCGCTTCATCCGGGTAATGTAATCAGCTCCTATGACATAGGCCGTTACGGTGATTGTTCTTTTTGAGCGCCCCAGATCCTCAGTAAACGGCGTATCTCTCTGAGGATACTCAAAGGTCTGAGTTCTTCTGCCTACTTTGAAGTCGGAGCTTGTTACTTCAAAGGGTACGCCTCTAAAGGAGGCTCGCCTTAATTCCGGTGCATTCATTAGTCGGTCAACCCCTCTACTGGATAGTTTTGAGTTGAAGCAGAGAAATACCCGCCGCTCGAGTCTTGCTTATTGACTTGAGCCTCGGTTCCGTTCGGAATCTTTACGACCACTTCCAGACGGTTATCCACTTCTGTTTTCTGAGTTGGGAGCCCTCTGCTCATCGCCGCTGCTTCTGAAGAACTCATCATCGGAGCAGGCCTCTGAGGTTTCGCCTCTTCTCTGGAGAGTCCGAGCATTTCTCTGGCAGAGCCTTTAATACCCTCCCAAGACAGCTTTTTCTTGATATTTTCCCACGTCTCTGACAGGCCGGACCAAAGCGCACGAATATTCTTACAGGCGTTATCCCATGCAAGAGAGAATCCTTCAGGAAGTTTGCTTAGGACCTTGGATAAATCCGGAAACGTTTTCTTGAACCAAGCGGAAATTTCATCCCAGTTCTTCCATAGTGCAATGCCGGCAGCTATCGCTCCTCCGATGATCCAGCCCCATGGGCCGAAGGCCGTGGTAATTGCCGCCCCAACCCCGTAAAGGGATTGCCCAAGGCTAATCATATTGCCGACAAGCGTCAGACCAATTAAAGCTCCGAACCCTTTGATTATGGTGTCCCAGCCGCCGATAGAGTCCACAAAATTCATGACCCCGTCAATCAGATTAAAAACCCCGTCAACCGCTTTTTCAAAGTCAATTTCGGAGACAGCCTTGGAGATTTTTTCGAATATGGCTTCCAGCCTTTGGGTAATCAGATCCTTGTTGGCTACAACCCAATCCTGAATCCTCTTTACAATCGTTTCGATAACGGGTGCAAGCGACGCCCCGATGGTCGCCGACACTCCGTCTAAGACTTGAGAGAACTTGCTCATAGTATCGGTTAAATGAGCCGAGTCAGCTGCCATCTTATCGTTCATCACGATGCCCAGCTTCTCGGCTTCATTGCCCATATCATCAAGTCCTGAGGCACCGCTCTCAAGAACAGGAATCAGCTGTTTAGCCAAATCATCACCGACAGCAGCCGTTAAAATTCTGAGCCTGACCGCCGGAGACTCATTGTTCTTAACAGCCTGCGCGAGGTTGCGCATAACATCAGCCGCGTCTCGAATATTTCCTTTGGAATCCTTCAGAGAGACGCCCAATCGCTTAAAAATAGCTGCCAGTTCCTTATTTTCTCCTCTGGCAGCTTTCCCCATGTTATAGGTAAGCTTTACCAAGGCCTGATCCATCTGCTCGGCTGACATTCCTCCCAAACCCGCGGCATAACGAAGTTTCTGTAAGGACTGAACGCTGACGCCGGCCCTCTTGCTTGCCTTATCGATAGAGTCCCCCAGGGAAGTAAACTTGTCTACCGCGGCCTTTAAACTAAAGCCTCCCACGCCTCCCAAGACTGTCAGGGGAAGTGCAAACTTTGATGCCAATGCTGCAGATGATTTTCCAAGAGCAGAGAAGGAGCGCCCGATCTTGCCGAAATTAGCATCAATTTTCTTCAACGCCGGGCTTATCTTATCGGTCGCCGATAGGACGGCCTTGAGACTGTATTCTTTTCCTGCCATTTTTTATCTTCTTCCATAATGCGAAGAGCCTCTTTCGCAAGTTCAACTACCCGCGAAAAAGGCTCTTTTGACAGTTCAGTAGGTCTTTCACTCCAGAATCGAGCCGTGTTGTAAAAGACCTTCACAGCCATTTTCTTCTGCCCTACTCCGTATCGGTAAAAAAATCGGATACCTTTCGGATTAAAGCCATCGCATCTCTAATTCCGAGCTGGCCCACAGCTTCGTCTGAAAGACCGGAACAGGTCACAACATACTTTCTAAGCAGGCTTAATTTTTCGTCCGGAGTAGATGCGTCCCCGGGAAGACCCATTGCGGAGATTTCGTTAAAGGTCGGTTCTCTCAGATCAACCTTCTCAATTTTGTTGCCCGATACCGTGATCGGAGCTTTCAGCTTATAAGTCTCAATCATGACCATCTCCCGTTGGTTCCGACAAATTTCATGCCGACGCTGCCTGCGTCGCTGTCAAAATTCATCTCTCCTTCGATAAAAGCTTCTGAGAGCGTATAACTCTTACCGTTGGCTAATTCCGCAACGACGGTACCTGTATCCATGTTTGAGAGTTCCTCGATCGGAAAATCCTTATCCATGAGGAAAGTGCCGTCGATATAAGGAGCTATCGGAGTCTCTTTGTAGTTAACCGACCCGTTCGTTGAAACAATGGTTTCTTTTGTGGTCTTTGAAAGCGGGATAGTGAGCCCTCCTTCAATATCGAGCGTCCTGCCGTTGACTGTGATGTGGCAGATTCCTGCAATTCTTGGCATTAAATCACCTCTTATTCATTAAATTGAAGACGGAACTGAGCCAGCACGGCAAAGACTCTTAACTGATTGACCAAGTCCGGCGGCAGAAGGACATCCACTCTGTTTGGATCATCTTTGTTTCTTTCAACAATGAGATACTTGGCGAACAAGTCGGCATTTTCGACAATCGCCTTGTCTTCGAGCTTGGTGTACATCGCAATGAGCTCGCCCCTGATGATGGACGGCGTGACAACGGCTTGTCCCGCTCCGAATCGCGTTCCGTCGCTGGCGAGTTTGTGCCGCGGATACTTGCTCGTAATACAGCTTCTCAAGGCGCGAATGATGTAGGCCAGCGTGTGCAGCGTCTCGGAATCTAAGTACGAGTTGTCTTCATCGCCGAATCTATTCTTTTGGTACGTCGTAATTGCCCTTTCCACCCTCATATAGCCGGATTCCGTGTACTCGGTAGCAATGCCGTTTGTCAAAAGAACCTGACGCTCACTCATAGTAAAACGCTTGCCGTGAGGTGCAGAGGTGATCCCGATTAGCTCTAAAGTCTGAGTGGGACGCGCCGGATCGATAGAAAGCTTGGCTGCGTTCTGAGCTCCGTAGGCTGACAGCACCTCAATTGCCAAAGACGGGACATCCGGTTCGAGTCCGATAATCGTGGCGTGCTGATCGTTACGGGTTGCTCCAAACTTCTGCAGATCGTTAACGGAGCCCCTCTTACAGGTGTAGACATGTCCATACTGCTGCTTGTCATAGGCCCAGCGGCCGCTCGTATCGTTCATAGTCTCTTTGAAATAATCCAAAGAAACCGTGTCCGAATAGGGCATCAGGATAAAGTCGTACGGGTCATCACCCATAATTTTGGAGAATTCAAGAGTAGAGAAATCCGGCGCGCCGGTGCCTCCGGCCATGGCTGTGATTTTGACACTCAGCCCTTCAGGCGTCTCCTCTCCGGCCCCGTAGCCCTGAATATTGAGTCCTAAAGCGATGTCGTTGCCATTGGCGCCCTTATTCTTCGCGCTGACGGTAACGTAGCCCTCTTCTACTTCCGCATCCTCCTCACTCGCAGAGGCTTCTGCCGTAACCGGAAGATCGGGTTTTCCGTTAATCGCAGACGCGATTGCAGATGCTACGTCAGCAGGCGCATCATCCACACCGACCGCTACCTGAACTCGATCGGCTCCGATATAAACGCTCAAAATGCCGGCTAAGGTAGGAAGACCCGATACTGTATACGTGCCCGAAGCAGCTGTTGCCGCTTCCGGATCACTTAACGGAATTGCCCAAACCTGACCTGCAGGATCGTTTTTGCGATAAACCGTGTTCATTCTGGCCAGCTCAGAGCCTCGACCAAAAAGGTCCTTCCCTTGGCTGTCGCCGGTGACAAGAACCGGAACGAGAGGTGTCGCCTTACCTTCTGTCATTTGGCCAATTAAAAGAGTGGTCTGAGTCGAACTGGCCAAATTAGCCATCGAATTATCCACTTCGGCATAAAAAAGCGGCGTTCTCACGTCGCTCGGAATGTTGTTAAATGAAATACTCATTGAGTTTTCTCCAAATCAATTAAAACTTTTGCTTCAATCCTGCCGTCCGGACGGCCCTTCTCGGCAATCACATCGATATCGGTGTACATCCGGAGGAACCTTCCAAGTCGATCGATGTCTGCTCCGTGACGGGTTTCGTTATCGTTGATTTCGTACTGACAGGAGAAATCCAACTGGACGGTCAATGCCGCGCGATTAAGATCAAGGACGGTAAGAGACTCAAACTGAATCCAATCTCTGCCGGCCTGAATATCGTCGGCTCCCAAAATGGCTTTAAAGACTTCTTTTTTGAGATCGACCGACCGCTCCCAGGCTGTCAGACCTTGCTCATCCTCGGTATTGGCGACCATCAGGATGACGGCAAAGTTGAACCGCACCTGCTGCTTGTAGCGGTTGATCACTGCAGGTTCTTCCGGATCCTCAGAGACCGGAATCACAAACGCAGCCGGAAGCAGCTCAGCTGCCACCGACTCATCAAGCCGGGAAAACGTTCCGACGCCAAAGATTCGGCCCTCGAAGCCCGGACAATGAGCCCGCAGTTCCTGAATAATGGGTTTTAATTTCACTTCATTAAGCTCCTAACCGGGCCCGGCTTAAAGGCATCTTCCAAAATCCGCCCCACGACCGCTTGAAAGCGGGTTCGGCCATAGGTTTCTGCGGCAGCTGAGACCGGATTGGCACGCGGCTTAGCCACTTTTGCCTCAAAAGATTGCTTGCGATGCGCACGGGTTCGCTTGCTGCGTTTGGGCCCTGCGTGGCCAAAGACGACAAACGCGGGATAAAACCCGCGTCTTTTCAGTTCTGCAGAAACCTGCTTGCCTTTTCCGTAGGGTTTCACGGCCACCGAGAAACCGGAGCGTGAAACCTTGTAGGAAATTGCTTTCTGGAATATCCCTGTTTGCTTTCCCGGATAAGCTCCGGCAACAGATACTCCTTTTTTGCTGACCAGTTTCTTTGCAATCTTGGAAACGTCTCGGCCGACCTGAGTAAAACCTTTCCTCATCGACTTTTTATCGAAATCGGCAAAGTTCAAAGGTCTTGCAAACTTCGCTTCAATTCTTAACGGCTGCATTGAGCACCTCGCATTCCAATAACGTGAACCGACCGGCACTGTTGCAGTCCGTCACTCGCTTGACCCGATACCAGAAGCCCGCGCATTCAAGCTCGATCAGACGCGGCAGATCCTGAGGCCTGCTTTTGCCTTTGACGCTTCTGATAAAGATCCGGTGCGTTACGGCTTCTTCTGTCTGGATGTTCTCCCAGAAGACCGACCCGCCGATCACTTCTACCTTGCACCAACAGATCCAAAGAGGCGTTCGTTTGGTGGATTGATCTGCTTTGCCGTCGGACATGAGCCGGGAGGAATAAATCGAACAGCGCCGATTCAGTTGTCCGGATAAAGGTTCGATCACTTGTAAGCCCTCCACGAATCGATCATCCGCTCAAAGAACGGAGTACTCTTGAAAGACTTCTCGCTGTCGGACTCGCGGTTTGCATAAGCAAAAGCAACACAGGCACCGACCCAAACACGCAATGCAGCCGGCACGTCTGCCTTGTCCGAGCACACCGCATCGGAATCATCTTCACCTCGGGCAATGATGTGTCTTTTCAGACGATGCTCAAGGTTTTCCGTGGCAGCGCGGCCCAACTCTTCGAGAAACAAGTCTTCAGACGTGTCATCGATACGCAAATAGCGCCGGAGATAAGCGGCGTCGACAATCGACACCATACCTTTTGCTTCATACATAGGCTAAAAAGGCGACGTTGCCGCCGCCCTCCTAAGGTTGATTAGCCCGCTCCGCCTTGGGCGCCCTGACTGCCTTTATCAGTGCCTTCGCCTTCGGTCTTCGGCTTTGTTACCGTCAAATCGCCGCCCACAATGCCGCTCGGACGTTCGATCGCGAAGGCCAAACGACGGTCTGCCTTGATAGTGACAAGACCCTTTCTGAAGTTGTTGCCGTCTTCATAGCCGAATTCCACGACGGTTTCCTTACGGTCGTAGATCATGCAGGCCATGTTGGTGTCTAAGGTCAGGAACTTGCCTTTGGGCATTGCGGAACTTTCCACAACGTAGGTATCCCAAATCGGACGATTGGACGGAGCCATCGGATCGCTGAAGAGGTAGCGGCCATTGGAGTCCTTCAAACAGCGAAGTTTGAAGTAATCGACCGGATTCATGATCGTGACGTTCGGTGTCAGACCCACAGACTTCACGGCCAGTGCAGCAAAACCGATCAAATCGACCTGATTTGTGATTTCGGGGTTCGTATCCGGATCAAAGCCGTGCGGCGTATAGTTGCCTGTCACCAGAAGGCCGCTTAAGTTGGCGTTTGTTCCGTCACCGTTCAGAAGCTGGCTTTCCACGCGCTGCTTAACACCGTACTGGACGCGGAAGTTAATGT